TGGAGTAAGATTAAAATCTCTTCTGGTTTTATTATAAAAAATTTACTAGAACTACAAATTAAAAATAATATTAAAATTTTATTTTGTGATAATGCTATAAATGCTAGTAAAATAGCTTTGTCTTTAATGAAAAAGGTATATGAAATTGAAGAATCAAACAAATCAGAAAATATTTGATGACGCATGGTTAGGTCTAGGAGACCTTTCTTTATTAAGCATTGATCGCAATCTTATGATCAATCGAGATAAAGAAGATATAGAAAATCCAGATCTACATCTTATGCGTATCATAAAAAATCCTCAATACTTTGGCATCACATGTAAACTTTTATTTGGTATAGAATTACATCCCATTCAAATAGCCATCTTACAGGAATTCTGGGATAGACCATTTCCTATGTATATTGCTAGCCGAGGCTTTGGTAAAAGTTTCATGTTATCCCTGTATGCTGTATTAAAATGTATTTTTGTTCCTGGTACCAAAATAGTTATTGTGGGAGCAGCTTTTAGACAGAGTAAAGTTATTTTTGAATATATGGAAACTATTTGGAGAAATAGTCCCATATTAAGAAGCATATATAGTGGAAACGATGATGGTCCACGACGAGATGTTGATAGATGCACATTAAGACTTGGTGAAAGTTGGGCAATGGCAATTCCAATGGGCGATGGTAGTAAAATTAGAGGACTAAGAGCACATATTATCATTGCAGACGAATTTGCATCTATATCTCCAGATATTTATGAGACAGTAGTTTCTGGTTTCGCTGCGGTATCTGCCAATCCAATACAGAACGTTAAAGAACAAGCTAAAAAACAAGCTATGATTGAAAATGGAATATGGAATGCAGATCTAGAATCGTTAGACAAAAAAATGGGCAATCAAGCTATTATAGCAGGAACTGCTGATTATAGTTTTAAGCATTTTGCCCAATATTGGAACAGATATCATACCATAATAGAAAGTAAAGGAGATACTAGAAAACTCGAAGAAATGTTTAAAGGAGAGATTCCTGTAAATTTTAATTGGAAAGATTATAGTATCATTCGAATACCATATGAACTTATTCCAAAAGGCTTTATGGATGACAAACAAGTTAGTAGAGCAAAAGCCACAATACATACTGGCATATATAATATGGAGTATGCTGCTTGTTTTACCAAAGATAGCGATGGATTCTTTAAACGAAGTTTAATAGAAAGCTGTGTTGTTAGCGAAGCAAAACCCATATATATTGGAGATAAAAATATTATATTTGATCCTATGGTAAAAGGAAACTTAAACCATAAATATATCTATGGAATAGATCCTGCAAGCGAACAAGATAATTTTAGTATCACTATACTAGAGGCTCATCATGATCATACAAGGATAGTATATTGTTGGACAACAAATAGAAATAACTTTAAAGAAAGACAAAAAACTGGATTAGTACAAGAGCATGATTTTTATGGTTTTTGTGCTAGAAAAATTAGAAATTTAATGAAAATATTTCCATGCGAGAGAATTGGTATGGATGCTCAGGGAGGTGGAGTTGCTATCGAAGAAGCTTTGCATGATCCATCAAAACTAGAAGAAGGAGAAAATCTTCTATGGCCAGTAATAGATTATGACAAGCCAAAAGATACAGACGATCAACAAGGTTTACATATCATTGAATTAGTACAGTTTGCCAAGGCAGATTGGACGAGTCAAGCAAACCATGGATTAAGAAAAGATTTAGAGGATAAAGTTTTATTATTTCCCAGATTTGATAATTTAACTCTCGGTTTGGCGCTTGATGCAGAAGGTAAGGATATCATGGGTTCTAACTTAGAAAATTTATATGATAGTTTAAGCGAATGTATTTTAGAAATAGAAGAACTCAAAAATGAATTAACCACAATTGTAATGACACAAACTAGCACAGGACCAAATGCTAGAGATCGGTGGGATACTCCAGAAGTAAAATTACAAAATGGTAAAAAGGGTAGATTAAGAAAAGACCGTTATAGCTCATTATTAATAGCAAATATGCTAGCAAGACAAATCACCAGAACTTTACAGCCAATTAATTATGATATAGTTGGAGGAAATATGAAAGATATGGTCAAACAAGATGGTCAAATGTACAAAGGACCGGAATGGTTTACATCTGGAGCTAATGATTCAATATATTGTAGTATAAGAAAATAAGGTGTATATCATTAATTATATTACATTAGAATTACAATCAAATTAAATAATATGGCTAAAAAATATCCAAAAAGCGAAGCTATTCAGGACGCATCTTTGATAGGAGCAGAAGCATATGTTGCTTGGGGTGATGATTTAGCAAGTAAAAGAGAAGCATTAAAAGCATCTTCTGAATCCTTAACAGAATTTACTGGAGTACAAAAAAGTTCCGCTGGCATGACCGCCAGATTTAGAGACTATTCTGGTTTGACCACAAATACTGATGGAAGACCAGGATTTTTAAAATCTGACTATGATTATTTTAGACCAGATGAAGCTGTTCCTGTAAAGCAAAAAGAAATTATAGCAAGAGCGGAACAAATTTATCAAAGAGTTGGTTTAGTTAAAAATATCATTGATCTCATGGGAGATTTTGCTGTCCAAGGAATCAGACTTTCTCATAAAAATAAAAGAATAGAAAGATTCTATAGAAGATGGTTTAAAAAAGTTAATGGTAAAGATCGAAGCGAAAGATTTTTAAATAATCTATATAAAACTGGCAATGTTATTATCAATAAACAAACAGCAAAAATCAGTTTAAAGGTGACAGAAAATCTTTACAAGAGTTTAGGATCTCCTGATTTACAGATTACAGAAATGGAAGAGATCAAAGTTGAAAAAAGAGAAATTCCTTGGAGATATACTTTTCTAGATCCTCTGGTAGTAGAGGTTGCTTCAGGACCATTAGCATCATTTGTTCAGAGAAAACAATATCAACTCTTATTGCCAGCAACGTTAAGAAAATTAATTAACTCTCCTAAAACTGATGCTGATAGAAATATTGTAAATAATTTGCCAACTCAAATTATAGAAGCAGCAAAAAACAAAAAACCATATCCATTGGATCCAGATAAAACATTAGTGTTTCATTACAAAAAAGATGATTGGCAGCCATGGGCCTATCCAATGATTTATGCTATTATGGATGATATTAATGTAATAGAAAAACTAAAACTAGCAGATATGGCAGCTCTAGATGGTGCAATAAGTAATATTAGAATCTTTAAGCTTGGTAGTTTAGAGCATAAAATTGCCCCCACCAAAGCAGCAACAGCCAAGCTAGCACAAATTTTAGGAAATAACGTTGGTGGTGGAACAATGGATCTTGTTTGGGGGCCAGACATAGAGTTAATAGAAAGCAATACTAATGTACATAATTTCCTTGGTGAAGGAAAATATATTCCACATTTAAATAGTATATACGCTGGTCTAGGAATTCCTCCAACTCTCACAGGAACATTTGGTGCTTCTGGAACAACTAATAACTTTATATCATTAAAGACATTAACACAAAGACTACAATATGGTAGAGATATTTTAATTTCTTTTTGGGAAGCAGAAATAGCATTAGTTCAAAAAGCAATGGGATTTAGATATCCAGCAAAAATAGAATTTGATAGGATGGACCTAAGCAATGAGGACGCAGAGAAAGCACTATTAGTACAATTAGCTGATAGAAACTTAATTAGTGACGAATTATTGCAAACAAGATTTGGATTTGATCCAGAAATGGAAAAGAGTAGACTCAATAGAGAAAATAAAGAAAGAGATAGTGAACGCATGGTTCCAAAAGCTGGTCCATGGTATGATCCTCAGTTTGAAAATTCTTTAAAGAAAATTGCATTACAATCAGGAGCAGTATCTCCTAGTCAAGTTGGTCTTGAATTAGAAAAGAAGAAATCTGGAGAAAAAGCCGCCCTCGAAATGAAAACACCTACGAATCCAACAAAGTTGGCAAAAGATTCGCCAGAATCTTTGCCAAAAGAAGCTGGAGAAGGAAGACCCAAACTATCAAGGGACTCTCAGAAACGAAAGCAAAAAACATTTACGCCACAAACAGGCGCAAGTCTTTTGATTTGGACTAATCAAGCTCAAGATAAAATTAGTGAAACTTTAA